ACGGGCGGGCCGTCATGACCCGCCCGAGTGGGCGGTTGCCGATTACTTCGGCCCCATGCGCTCGCCGTGGACGATCACGTCGATGCGCGACGCCTTGGCGTTGGCCGCGCCGCCGGTTGTCAGCACCAGCAGGGCGTCCTTGGCCAGCTTCACCGGCGCATTGGACGTGGCGCAGCGCAGTCGGCCAGTCGCATTGAGCACCAGGCCAGTGCCGAAATACGAGGCGTTCTGCGGCACCTCGGTGCTGTCCACGCCGTCGGCGTAGATGAAGCCAAGCGAGCCTGTGACCGAAGCAGTCATGGCCGTGGACACGATCACTTGGGCATCTTCCAGCACCAGGCCGGCCGGCAGCTTCTCCAGCACCACCACATCGCCAGAGGCGATGGCGGTCGAGCTGTCCGCGCCGATGGCGCCGCCCGTGGCCGAGGTTTCGAGCTTGGCGCGAATGGTCGTGAGGTTGCCGTAGGGGGTGAAGCCGCCGAACTGCTGCGCGCCCAGACCCAGTTTCTTGATGGTTGCCATGTTGGCCTCCTGAAATTGATATTTCAAATCCGGGAGCCAGCGGGTCTGCCGGCTCCCGCTTGGTCATCAGCCGCGCGGCTTGATGATCTTGACGGCCGTGTCCAGCACCGTCACGCCGTGGTCGGTGAACTGCTTGGAATCGCCGTGATCCACCGCAAAACGCACCTTGGACATGCCCAGGATGGCGCCGATCAAGATTTCCATCTTGTCGCCGTGGTCGCCCTTTTCCTCCGACCAGAAGAAGGGCACGCCGCTGTGCTCCGAGCGCCCGAAGGCTTGCGCCAGCGCCTGACCGCCCAACAGCAGGGCTCGATCCACCGCGAAGGTCGTGCCGAACGAGGCCGGCACCTTCACCGTGGACTCGGTTTCGCTGTCGTAAGCCGCGCAGTAGGCGATGTCATCACCGGCGTAGAAGCGGATCGGCTTGGGCATCTTGACGATCAGGATGCCGTTCCACAGACCCACATCCCCCAGGAACAGCGGGTGGTCCTTGGCCAGCCTGGAGCGCGCATAGGCGTTGGCCTGGAAGCTGCGGAAGTCCGGGTTGGTGGCAAAGCCGCTGTACTGCGATGGCGACACCAGTGCCACGCGGATCGGGCTGTCTGTGGCCGCCAGATCGCCATCGAACTCCACCGGAGGCGGCGGCAGGGGAATCTGATCCATCCACGCGCGCAGCGAATCCACCACGTCCATGGTGAACAGGTCGGTGGTGGCAATCGTCAGATCGCCCGCGTTGGGCACCACTTCGCCCACCTTGCCGCCGCCGGCCACCAGGTGGCGGTTGCGGGTCGGCGCCTTCACGCGGTTGACCATGATCTGGCTGAACCGGGGGTCGGCCGCCAGCGGCACGCGCCACTCGATCTTGTTGTCGTGAAAGCCGCGCGCGCCCGCCAAGTGAACGAGAATCGACTGGTCGATGTAGTCGTTCATCAGCTGCTGCGCCTTCGGGCGGCCCAGGCGTCGCATGTCGTAGGGACTGCGAATCTGGGTCATGGTGTTGCCCATGTCGATCGGGAAGCGCGCCTGGTTCACGCGCAGGCGATCCTCGGAGAACGACATGCCCACGCCCTTGCCCTCGGCGTACTCGCTGCCCATGATCGGGTAGCCGCTGATCGGGTTGTCCAGGTGGAAGGTGATCTCGTCACCCTTGTTCTTGGACAGGTCTTCGGCGCGCACGATCGGCATCGTCGGCTTCGACTGGCGCTTGACGCCAGCGATCGCGTTCTCGATCGTCGGCATCTTGCCGGTCAGTCGGTTCAGCGTGGTGTTGCGCTGCATGCAGGTGTGGAAAACACCCATTGCCTGCTGGATCATGGCGCCGGTTGCACCGGATGCCACGTTGGTCTTGCTTTCAGCCATGATTGGCCTCCTTCAAAGTGTTCGGCCCCGAATGAACGGCGCCCATTGTGGTCACATTTGCTTGTTCAAATAGGCCTCGATCTGCGCCGGACTCATGTTTTCCATGGCCGAATACAGTTCTTGGCCGCCCAAGCTCGCCATACGCTCTTGCGGACTGAGCCCGTCTGCGCGCCCGCCGGGGATCCCCGACAGACTCACGGGTGGCTCGGTCCGCGCGGACGCTGCGGCGGCCTCTGCCTTGGCCTTCTCAGGGGCCTCGGTGGTGGGAGCTGATTTGCCGGACGACTTCACAAAGGCGTCAAAAACCTCGACGATTTGCTCGGCCGATCCGCCCTCCTGCGGGTCGAACAGTTGCCAGTAGGCATTGCGCACCACGCTGGGTTGCGCATCCACCCAGGCCTTGAACTCCGCGCTCTGCACGATGCTGTCGGCATTCGGGTGCGCCTTGTAGATGGCGTCGTAGTGCGCCTGCGCCTCGCTTTGCTGCTGCTTGGCCTGCAGCGGCTCCATGGCCTTGTTGACCTGGGCCGCCACCTGCTGCGTCACCAGCTTGGCGATGCCGGAAGCCAGGGCTTCCTCCGAGAAGTCGCCAAACATGCCCACATCCGCGCCCGCTTCAATGGCAGCCTCAGCCTGCGCCACCATGTTGTCGGTCTTGGTCGGGGCCTGGCCGGCGTCGGCTCGGGCCTGCGCACGCGCTTGCAGCTCGGCCAGTTGTTGCTGGGCGGCTTCTGCCTGCGCTCGCCAGTGCTGCTCGCCTTGCCGGGCCTTCTCCAAGCGGTCATAGGGGATGGTGTGAACACCGTCCTTGGCCAGCACCACGGCTTTGGCCGGGTCGATGCCCGTCTCGTCCGTCGTGCCTGCCTTGCCCTTGCCGCTGGCGTCGTCCTTGTTGGGGCTCGCTGCCTGCTTCTGTTCGTCCTGCTCTTGGGTCGTCGCAGCGCTCTGGTCGTCCGTCGCAGTGGTGCTCGCGGGCGCGTCACCGGTTTCCGTTTTCACGGTATCGCCCTGCTCCGCCAGCGCGAACGCCTGCGAAGCCTGCTCCGGCGTCAGCGCGCCGTCGATGTCTGCAAAAAAGCTCTCGTTTGTTGCCGTCATGCTTGTCCGCCACCTATCGCTGTGGCCGCAAAGGACAACCGCATTCAAGGCTTGGGCTTGCGCCCGCACCCATCCAGCAGCGGGTGCCGGGTCTTTCGATCCGGCGGTTCACGACCGGCTCGTCGCCGGGCGCTTGGCGGCAATGTCGCAGTGGCGCAACGCGGCGGCAAACCCTACAGGGGTGACGGTGGCTCCAGGCAAGAAAAAGCCGCCCGAAGGCGGCGAAGTGCTGTGGGGCACGAGGAGAAATCAGGTCGCCGGCATGGCCTCGATGTTGTCCGACGTGTGCGCCGTCTCGATGCCCTGCATGCCGGTATCCGGCTGCTGCGGCACCGGAGGAAACTCGGGGCTGGTGTTGGTGTGCACCTGGGCGATGTCCGGCTGTGCATTGGCCGCAACAGGTACTCCTTGCGGCGTTGGGAAGTTCGGGTCGTCTCCCATGGGGTTGGGCCGCTGGTATCCGGCGCCTTGCATGATCGCATCGGCTATTGGCGCGATCTGAGGGCTCATCGCCACCTGCGCGCCGCCCTGCATGGCCGAGAACGCCGCCTGCACACCTGTCTGCACCGCCTTGGCCATCAGTTCCTTGATCTGCGCCTCGCTCAAGCGTTCCTTGATGTCCAGCTCGCGCGCCTTCAGCTCGTTGCCGGCCTGCTTGAGCGCGTCCTGCACTGCCTGCTTGATGCGCTGCTCGATCTGCTCGGGCGACTCCTGGGCCGATGCCGAGCGCAAAGCCTCGACCAGCTCTCTTTTGAAGGGCACGTCCATCAGGCTAGCCAAGAACGGCATCGCCGCCGCCTGGTACTGCGCCGGCAGGCTCTTGATCGCCTCCGACATGGCGTTGAGTTGCTGGCCGCGATAGGTGTTCGTGCTCGGCACATCCTCCAGGCCAACTTTCAGCGCCGTGCGCTGCAAGTCGTTGGACAGGTACTCCAGCCCGGTCACTGGGTCAATCTCGGGCTGATTGATCGTCACCGTGCGGTCAGCCGTCACCGCATCCCCTTCGATCACGACCGTCACAGGCTCCTTGCCCATGTCCTGCACGATCATGCTCATCAGCAGCTCGCCTACCTGCGTGCGCGCGCGCT